GCCGCAGGTTCGAATCCTGCCACCCCGACTAGTTTTTTTTTACATGAGCAATGGAGGCATAGCTCAGCTGGATAGAGCACCTGCCTTCTAAGCAGGCGGTCGAAGGTTCGAATCCTTCTGCCTTCACAACAAAACCCACTGAATTCAGTGGGTTTTTTGCGTTTAATGAATTTTGTATTTCTTATTTTCTTACATTTACAACGACAAAACGCAACATTTTGCGACATTTTCACGAACAAATCACGAACATGAAAATTGAAATCAAACTTATTACTTCGAGAAAAGAAACGGATGAAGGTTTTCCTTTGGTGGTGGAAATTGCGCACCAAAATAAACGCAAGTCTAAAACGATTGCTTCTTGTAAAGTTAATCATTTTATCCAGGACGGAAAAACTATTTCGAGTAAGCATCCTGATTATGATATTTTGGCTCCTATTATTATGGAGTTGAAAATTAGAGCGCGCAAATTGATTTTGAGTGGCGGTACTGATGTTGAAAAAACGTATCAGGATATGTTTGCGATGGATTTTTCGCAAATTGGATTTTTGGATTATGCCAATAAATTGATTGCCGAAATGAAAATCGTCGCTGAAAATGTGGGAAAATATGATTTGAAGTCCAAAAATAAACTATTGGGGAACGTGCGCTGTTATGAAAATGTGATCGCGCAATTTGGGAATTTTGGCAAAAATGTGAGTTTGCAAAACTTGGATTATGAAATTTTGATGCGTTTTAAGAATTACAATGTTAGCATTGGGAATTCTAAGCCTACGATTCATTTGTATTTACGGACTTTGCGCTCCATTTATAATAAAGGAATCCTGATGCATAAGTTTGCGGACCAAAAGCCGTTTACTGGTGTTTTTGAAGGACTGAAAACCCGAAGCTTTGATTCTCAAAAAAAGTACCTGGATCGTGCGACTTTGGTAAAATTGGAAAATTTAGACCTGAAAAATGAAAAACAGAAATATGTAGATCTATTTTTGTTGCAGTTTTATTTTGGCGGGTGTGATTTGATTGATTTGTATTACCTTAAAAAACGCCAAATAAGAAAAGGCCGTATTGTTTTTGAACGGACCAAAACGAATACCGGAACCCGAATTGATTTGAAAGTACATCCTAAAGCAAGTGCGCTATTGGCAAAATACCCCAATGATGGCGACTGGCTATTTCCTTGGAAAAAAGAGAATGAATCCTATATTACTTTTAGAAGGAATTACCAAAGGGATATTTTGCTTGTGCAAACAAGAAATAAGCTGGAAGTATCTCCTGATGGCGGTAATATGGGAATAAAAGTGGCTCGACATACTTTTGCCAACCTTGCCAAAACCTTAAATATTGAAACTGACGTGATCCGGGAACTTATGGGCCACGAACGTGACGATGTTGACAATTACTACAAAGATAAATATCCCGAAGCTATCCGGGATAAAGCGCTTTTTGATATTATTGGTTAGTTGAGTAAAGTATACTCTATAGCAAAACCGTTCTGAATCATAAAAGTAATATTAGGCTTATTATAATGTAAAAATGTTGTTGAAGAAGTTGATGTTAGGTTGTTGGGTTTTCCGAATGATTTATAAATTAATTCTTCCGTTAATTTATTTTCTTTTATTAGTTTTTTTAGTGTGTATGTAAATTCGGAGTTTTTAAAATATGCATCTAAATTAAATTCTGCTATTGCGTTTTTAATGTCTGAATCATTTATTTTGCCTCCTAATAGTAATATGGGTTTATTTGTAAAAATCTGAAAAATAACAGAGTAAATACCTTCTTCTTGTTTTATTCTATATGTTTCTGGATTTTTAGGCGTGAAAGAGTGGAATAAGTAATTTTCTCCATAAATTTTCTCGACATTATTCTTGATAGTGCCTTCTGTTGAAGTGATTTCTCCATTGGGTTTATAAAATACCCAACTTTGCGCAAATCCTGAATAACTGATTAGTAATAATAGTATAATTTTTTTCATGGCTATAAGTTTTAAGTATTTTTTCTACAAATCTTTTTCTTTAAGTTGTTGTGCGTCTTTTATTATTTCAATCTGAAACCTTAATAGTTTGATTATTTCCTGATTATGTTTTATAACTTCTTCAGTATTTTTTATTTTTTCTTCAACTTGTTTTATTTTTTCTTCAAAACTTATTCCTGTTTTTTTATAAACTGAAATTGGTTCTTCAAGTGTATTATTACTTAGTATTTCAAGTAATAATGCTTGTTTCGTTTCAGGTATTACTTCTCCATTTTCATAATTAGAAATGGTTTTTAATGAAACACCTAACTTTTTAGCTAAATCTTCCTGATTTAAGCCTAATTCTTTTCTTCTTTTTTTTATTTCTAATGCGTTCATAATGTGATATTTAACTTTTATTTATGAAATAAATAAGAAATATTACTTATTTTACTTGTTTATAAGAAGTAATATTACTTATATTTGCTACAACAAACATATACACGATTGCAATATGCTAAACAAATATACTCAAAAAAGTGCAATATTGTCCATTAGGGAAAAAGAAACGATTACTCGTTTCGAAACTTTCCATGAATGTTCTTCTATTTTAAGACAGTTTTTTTTTATGGGATTTAAATCCTTTGATGCCTTAAAAGGTATTATGCAATTCTATTATCCTGAAATTGATTTGGTAAAACTGAAACGTTTTTGGAACTGTGTTTTGATGGATAAAGAAATCGTGGAGAAAATAATCTTTGTTTTTGAAAAACTTAAATCAGAATAATATGGTATCAATAGAACAATATCAAGCTAAAGAAATTGAATTTCTTAAAGCGCAAAATGCCATAATGGATTCGATATCTACCTCTGAAAAGTTTTTTAATTTTTATTTTTTTAATCTAAAAAACTTTAGAAATCAGGAATCTTGTTTTACATACTGTAATGAGCTTTATCGAAATCACTTTGGTAGTTATAGATATGAAAGTTTCGAACAGTTCAAAAATTTACCAGAATATAACGAAAAACAATCATCATCAAAGGTGGATAAATTAGAATATCAATTTTTGATGGCATTGTTTAAAAATAAGGGTTTTGATACTTGGATTTCTTTTAAAGCTCTCGTATTGCATTATTACCCTGAAATCACAGAAAAAAGACTGTCGCAATTTTATCATAATGAAGCGATAGATGCAGAAGTTTTAAAAAAAGTAGAATGGGTTAGACAAATAATCGGGTAATCATGGCAGCAATCAACTACATCAACGCGAATGATTTTATGGAGACTTTAAGAGCTAACGGTTTAGTTATCGTTTCGGTGGCTGAATATGAAGCTACTAAAGATATGGCTCGCAAACGGTTAATGAAAAGAAAAGCGCTTTCGCTAAAAGAAATTGCTGATCATAACTTACTGGCTATGAAATCAAAAAAAGGGGTTAACTATTGGATTTTGAACGGTAAAATAAAACCTACTGAAACATATACTGAAGCCAGCGGAAAAAAAAGAGTAATGGTATTAACCAGTGCAATAAGAAGATTAGGATATGAAGACTGAACTGATAAAAACAACGCCTGCAATCAAAGAAATTCTTGTAATTGATGAAGTGGTGGTAAAATGTGAAGGCACAAGCCTTTGTTATCCTGAAGCGTATTTTGAAATGATTGAAACCTGTAAACTATGTGGAAAATGTATTTAGATAATTACGAAATAGTGATGATAGTCATTCTTTCCGGTTGCAGTTTGATACTGCTGATTGTTGTGGGATTAGGAATTTTTGAATTTAGAAAATCAAATAAGGAATTTGAAGAAATACTTAGAGAAAAGAGAAGAATGAATAACCAACTAAAAAGAAAATAGAGTATGAAAACCATTTTAGAATTATTGTTTACGTGTTTTTGGGTAGGAATCCTGTTTTCCTGCTGCTTGGTCCTAATGATGTTTGTGGTAGGATTAGCCAAAGCTTTTTACAAGATATATTTTGTAAAAAATAAAGTAGATCAGGATTTGTATAACGGAAACTTAAATTAATATGAAATATTTATTCAATAAAATATCGTGGTTTTTATATGGTGGAAAATCATGTGCGCCAAATGAGTTAAAAGGTTTTAGATAAGTAACCAATAAATAAATATAAATGGAAAAACAAATTTTAAAAGGCGAAAGCGCCAGTGATAGGCTGGAACAGTTGAAAAATTCTGCCGAAAAGGTTGAATCTTTCTCTTACCCACGGGAAATGTCTACGGGTGAAATTCAGGAACTGCAATCGCATTTGTCACAAGACATGATTTCAGTAGACCAGGAAGAACAAAAATTAAAGGTTGCTAAAGAGATTTTTAAAGCGGCCACAAAACCAGTAAAGCAAACTATTGCTAAAAACTTGCAAATGATTAGAACGCAAGTTGAAGAAGTGACTGAAGATGTTTATTTATTAAAAGACATCGAAGAAGGTAAAATGGGGTATTACTCTAAAGAAGGAAAGCTTGTTTTTGAGCGTAATCTTCGCCCTGAGGAACAACAATATAGTATTCAAGATCACTTAAGAAAAGCGCAATAATCATGGAAAAAGAGATTAAAATAAACGTTGCTGGCGGTACAAGCGAATTAGTGATTTTGAATGGAAGTGCTGAACCGATTTATCACGATAAAAGCATTGAAGTAAAAGACGCTTCGATTGCAGCGGTCCATGAATTTTTAGTAAAAAAAGGAATTGAGAATGAAGATGTTGTGAATTCAAAAATTGAATTCTCCTACAGTGATTTGTTTTTGAATTTATATTATTCCATTCGCAGAAGAAATCCTGACACTATTAAAGGAGTTTTGAAGCTGCACCCGGATTTAAAGAAATTTGATATTAATGGATCTAAAACGTACGATACGTTTGCTTTAGCAGATTTCATCAAAATGAATCGCCATTATTTCGAAAACAAAGAATACGCAATGAAATTAGTTTCAGAATTGCGTGGTTTTGAAGGTAAAGTTCGTCAGGATTTAGAAGCAAAAGCGGACACCCGTGGAAATTCTAAAATGATGATTAATCAGGTTGTGGAATCTAATATTCCTGCTGAATTTGTGCTGGTGCTTCCTGTTTTTGTAGGTCAGGACAAAGTAAGATTGACGGTTGAAATAAATATCACGTCAGATTTTAGCTGCTCTTTGATTTCTCCTGATTTGAAACAATTAATCGATGAAGAAACGAAAGTGATCATTGGTGGTGAATTGCATAAAATAAGAGAATTGCATCCTGATTTGAAAATATTTGAATTGTAAAAAATAATCCTATGAATACAATCACTTTCGATGTCGAAAAAGCTAAAATAATAGAAGATGCAGTTTGTTTGGAGTTTGGCTGTAGTATTTCTGAGATTGTAGGTTTCAAGAATACTTTCTTCAAGAAAGTGGTTGTATTTCTTTTGGTTAAAGTGCATGGGTATAATAAGAGAAATATTGGGATAAACTACCAAATTACGTATCTCTATGTGCCTACGGTAGTAGAGGAACTGGAATGGCAGTTTCGAAATTTTTTAGAGTTTAAAAATGCAATTAATAATATTTGTAAAGATTTAGGCTATGAGTGTGATTTGGACTTTGGAGGAAAACACAATTTTAATTGAGAAATATCCTGATGCTGCAACGGCTGATTTATTAGTGTTGTTGCCGGGAAGAACGCATTCGAGTATTACTGGTCACGCTAATTTACTGGGAATTCACAAAAGTGAAGCATTTCACGCTTCGGGATTGGGTGGCAGAATTTGTTCCAGTAATGATATTGGGATTGGAACCCGATTTTATAAAAAAATGGCGGGTTGGAATAAAGGAAAAAAGCAAACTGAGTACATGAGTGCTGAAAATATTGAAAAGACTAAAATAGGTAGGTTCAAGAAAGGTCAGGACCCACATAATACGGTTGCCATAGGTCACGAAAGGGTTTCACGGGATGGTTATCTGGAAGTGAAAGTGAAGCATAAAAAAGGCATTGGAAAAAATCACAATTTCGTGGCAAAGCATCGGATTATTTACGAAAAGCATTTTGGGCCAATTCCTAAAAACTGCAATGTGGAGTTTCTGGATAATGATAAAATGAATTTTGAGCCATCTAATTTGGTTTTAAGGACTAAAAAAGAAAATCTATTGATGAATACGATGCGGGATCAGTCAATCGTGAAGCGTTTTTTCGGAGTTCGGGAACCGGAATTGGTTGAAAAAATTATAACCGAAATGCCTGGATTAATCACATTAAAAAGGAATACGATTAAACTAAACCAAAAAATAAATAAACAACATGAAAATCACTAAAATAAATGAGGCTAAGGCAAATTATTTATTTGCTATAGCTACAAAAGTATATCAAGTTGATGCAAAAAATAGAGTGCGAGATCGTTTTAATGTATTTGCAAGAAGTGCAATCAGTGTTCAGTTAAGAAAAGATGGTGAAGGATATGCCGAGATTGGACGTTTCTTGAATAAAGATCATGCCTCAATAATGCATGGTATTAGAAAACATGCGGACCGCATGGCTTTTGATAAAGAATACAAACATTTGTACAATAGTTTTTTATTAGAAATAAACAGACCTATTAACCAGGAGAAAGGTATTTCTGATGATATGAATTTCAGAGCGGTGTGTATTGTTAAGGATTTAATTAATGCAGGTCTGGATGCTATTGAAATTATGAATTTTTGGGAAGATTGCTACGATAAAGAAATAAAAAACCTAAACCAATAAATATAAATTATGCAAAATCTACTGAATAAAATTGATGGGAAATTTTTCAAGTATAATGGAAAAATCTATACAGTAAGAGAAACTAAAATTGTAAATCAAAAGGGTGTGATTCTTACGGATGGTTCCTCGTTTGTGAAAACAAAAGCAGAAATGGAAGTGTTTCTTGATGAAATTGAAATACTGGAAGTACTTCCTGTGAAAAGTTTTATACCAGGTTGTGTAACGGGAGTTGATTATTATAAACCATCTGACGAATTAGTATTGAAATCATCGCCTTTGCAGGCTGAAATTGTAGTAGCTGAGAGTAATGCTCAGAAAGTTTCGAATAAGCTAATGGAGGTGTTTAATTCTTTGGCAGATAGCCCAACGGAAGAAACCTATAAAAAAGCTTCTGCGATGGTTAATGTTTCGAATTCTATCGTGGCGGTACAAATGGCTCAGATTAAGTTTTTATCGCTTAAAAAGTAATATTATGGATCACTTCAAACTGCTTCGGGATTTTTGGGACTTTGCGTTTGAAAATCCTGAAAAGATTTCACCTAATCATTGCGCTTTGTATGCTTTTATAATTAATCATTCTAATCGATTAGGGCGCAAAAGAAAGATGGGTTTGCCTACGGAAATGGCAAAGGAAGCGATAGGGATTAAGTCGTATAAAACGTATAGCAATACTCTTTGTGATTTGGTCGATTGGGGATTCATTGAAATACTGGAAAAAAGTAGAAATCAATTCAGTTCTAATATAATTGCTTTGGTAAATTTTACCGAAGCAACTACTAAAGCACTAGACAAAGCGATGTTGATGCAAGTACTAAAGCAGAGCCAAAGCAACACCCAAAGCATTAGCCAAAGCAACACTAGTATAGATGAACTAATAACTAAGAAAGAAGAACTAATAACTAAGAGAGAAGAAAAAGGAGATTTCGCTCTCTCATTTTTAGAAATTAATCATCTATCAGATTACGAAGTTTTGATGATGCAATTCAGGAAGCAAATAAATGATTACGATAAGTTTTCAAAAAGCTTTGATGCAACAGTTGAGCAGGAAGGATTGGAATTTAAAAAAAATGTAATCGTTGGCCGTTTCAAAAAATATGCTTTGAATTGGATTTCAAATCAAAACAAATTTGAAGCTCCGGTAATTGAATTGAATGCTAATCAGAAGAAAGAAAAAATAGGAGGTTTTTAATTATGAAAGAAAATAATATGTTACACGGTAAATTACTTCCACAGGCGCAAGATATTGAAGAAGGAGTTATAGGCGCAATGCTTGTAGATTCTAAAGGCGTAGACGAAGTCTTTTCTGTAATATCTAATCCTGCTATTTTTTACAACGAAAAACATAAAAATATTTTTATTGCCGTTGAGAGTTTGTATAAAAATGGAAATCCAATTGATTTGCTAACGGTTTCGGCTGAATTGAGAAAATTGGGGTTATTGGATTTAGCGGGTGGCGACTTCTTTTTGATACAGCTTACGCAAAAGATATCCTCTTCGGCGCATATTGAATATCATTCCAGAATATTATTGCAGAAATATATGGCTCGCCAAACTATTTTGTTTTCGAATCAGATAATTGCGTTGGCTTATGATGAAACTACTGATATTTTTGAATTAATGAGCCGTTGGCAAAAGGAATTTGATAATGTGGTTGACTTTAGTTCTACTGGGCGTGAAACAATGTCTTTTCCTGCTGCACTTCAAAACTTGAAAGAAGAAGTCGAATTATTAACTTCGAATAAAGAAGAAGTAAAATTGGTTGGAGTTCATACAGGCTTCAAGAGACTGAATAAATATACCGGTGGGTATCGCAATCAGGATTTAGTAATTGTTGCTGCACGTCCCGGAATGGGTAAAACCTCGTATGTTTTGAAATGTGCTATCGAGAATTGTAAAATGGGTAATGGTGTTGGAATGATCTCGCTTGAAATGAGTATCGAACAGTTAACGGCTCGAACTGTGGCAATAGATACCAACTTTCATTTGAAGCAATTGCTAAAGACTGGGTTTGAACATAAGGAATACTTCGCCACTTATACGCAACACCAGGAGCGAATGAATGATTATCCATTTTATATTGATGATAGCGGTAAAACTGATATAAATGATATCGTTATCAAAGCGAAGTTATGGGTCCGAAAATACGATATTAAACTACTGATTATTGATTATATCCAGTTAATGACTGATAGATCGGTAAAAGGAAATCGAGAGGGTGAAATATCTTCTATATCAAGAAGATTGAAGCGTTTGGCTAAAGAGTTGAATATCCCGATAATTGCGCTATCACAGTTATCTAGAGCAGTTGAAACGCGTGGAGCTAGTAAACGGCCGATGTTATCTGATTTGCGTGAGAGTGGAGCAATTGAACAGGATGCAGATATTGTGCAGTTCTTGTATCGCCCGGAGTATTACAAGATTGAGATTGTAGAGGATGATTATGATGTATCTGTACAGTCGTTGATAAGTGCTGGGGCAAACAGTGAGGTGATATTTGCTAAGTATCGTGGTGGTTCTACAAATACTACAATGTTAAGATGGATCGGTGATAAGACAAAGTTTATTGATGTTGAGGATCCGATGGATGATGTAGAGGAATTGGAAGTATATGAAGAAAAAGCATTGCCGATGGTTAGTCCTGCTGATGCGTTTGATGTTGAAGAGAAAGAAGAAGATAACGGAATAGCTTTTTAATTATGGCAAGTAAACCAAACAAAGTACAAAGAAGTTGGATAGCTCCGAAGGTGGCATTTGAACGTGAGCAAAAGAATGATAAGTTTTATAACTCGTGGCCCTGGAGAAAAGCAAGGAAATCTTTCAAGTTAAAGAATCCTTTGTGTAAACATTGTGAAGAACGTGGTGAAGTTACTCCGGCAAAGGTTGTAGATCATATCATTCCAATAAAAGCAGGTGGAGAACCATTGAAAGAAAGTAATTTCCAATGTTTATGTGAAAAATGTCATAATATAAAATCTGCGAACGAAAGCAGGGGGTATGGGGTAAAATCACTGGGTATCTGAGGTTACCGACATCGCTGTTTAGTCAAGATTTTACTCGGTGAATAAAAAAGGTAGGGGGGTTAAATGTTTAAAACTAAGAAGTTATGGAAAATTTAGGTGTAGTATCGATTAATCATGGGAAAGATACATTATTGAAGGCGCCAAAGCCGCCAATATATTTAACAGATGAAGCTAAAAAGCATTATTTGTTTATGGGAAATATTTTGGCAAAAAATGACCGCCTGAAAGAAACGTATTTGAATGCGTTGGAAATTTATGCAGAAGCAATGGCACAGTTTGAGTTTTCGCTCCGGGAAATAAAGCGAAAAAATAAAGAAAAGTTTGGTACTGGATATATTCAAACTTTTAATTCCGGAGCCAAAAATATTTCTGTTGAGCTAACTGTAAAAAATAATGCTGAAGATACTTTGATAAAATGCTTCAAGCTTTTTGGTTTAGATCCAAAATCTGAGAAAGATTTAAAAGATGTTTCAAACCCAAATCAAACTTCGCTTTTTGAGGAATTGATGAGAAGTAAGAATGGATAACGTTTCGCAGCCTTGCTTAGTGGCTGATTCAAGACTGAGCAACCCAAACATTACAAATCTTTAAATTAAGAAACTATGAACCAAGAAAACACAAATGAGTCATTGAGCAAGACTGCTGTTATACCTCGTTCTTTTTACGTTGTATCATCATCATACCAGATTGAGGGAAATTGGGAGCAACTATCAAACCCTTTTGAAAAATATGAAGACGCTGTAAGATACAGAGATAGCTCGTTTGTAAAAAAAGAAAATCCAAATGCGTTTATAGTCTCTACGTTGAATGAGGTATAACGTATCGCATTGTCGTCAGCTGGCGACCAAATAAACACTAATTTTTAAATTAAAGACAAATGAAACCAAGTATAAAACCAAAATTACCAAAAGCAAAAATCGCCACTTGCGACAATGCAGTGTTAGCA